TTGCTGACATATCCGAAATGTTCATGTCGCTGATAGCGCCTAGCCTACGGCCTTCCTGCGTTATCTGATTAAGCAAAGCGAGCAGGGTCTGGCTTGGCTCTTTGTAGGGTAGAGCCATAATGTTGTCACGTATGCTGCCAGACGGTACATCTACGTCTTTAAACTCTCCCGGCTCAATAGGCGTATCATCTCCTTTGATACGAAGCCCACGAGTTTTCAAACCACCGGGTAAATTAGACAGCGTACCAGCGTCTACTAACTGCCGTATAAGAGAAGTACCTGCCTTAGCGTACCCCCCTATTATGTGAATCAAACCTAGTCCGTAAAAGCCAAATCCGGGCACGTACACATAGTGTACGAAGTGTTGACGCTTCAACATCAACGGATCATCAGGATTCCAGTTACGTCTTATCGCTAATATTTTAGCCGTACCACGTTCTATTGTTATCACATAAGGTTTAGCTATTTCATCTTCAGAGTCGTCTATACCGTCGATCACTACATCTGCGTGTATCTCATACACTGCATAACGATCATCGTCGGTCATAGAGTAACCGCCCTCTTCCGCCTTACGCTCTTCTATATCTGTGTGATACGGCTGCGGGTCACCAAGATTCATCTCTCTGTAGAATCCTGATGCTTGTAACTTTCTAAGCTCGTTTTTAGTCTTACGCATTACGTGGGTCACACGCTCTGCGCTTTCTACGTTGGACGCCCCATAAGGAACGATGACATCTTCGGCTGGTATGTACATCGCCACCTGCCGACCAATGTTTGTGTCGTAGTAAACTTTCTTAAACGCAGAACCAGCCAAACCAAGGCTGTAGAGCAGACGCTCGTGCTCCGGCCTGTACTCGACCATGCGTTCTGTAAGCTCGTAGTTCATGTCAGCTTTGACACGCTGTGCCGCTTCTTCTTTGTCCTTAGTCTCTTCACCAAGAACTTTGACCTTCACAGGGCCAGCGGCGGGGAAAGTCTCACTCATCGTTTCAGCTTGGAAACGTATGGCTGCTTCAGCTAGGACTGTGGAGTACACGCCACACGCGCCTTCCCACGGTTCGTTACGTTCTTCGTAATTGAACCCTAGAACATCAAGCCCTTTTACAAATGTGTCAGCCCAATCTTTTCTACTGGACGTATCAGAGTCTACGGAACCTATTAACTCATCTGATAACTCGTTCAACACCGAGTCATCCAAAACTTCAGCAAGGTTGGCGTCAAAAGGAACGACATCACCAATATCAGCGTCAGGTATGATGGTTACCTCAACACTGCCATCGTCAAGAGTGACCATCTCAGGATTAACAATCTCTATCTCAAGATTTGTTTCCTGTTCCAGAGATTCTTCTTCTATCCCTACTGGGGCCGAATATAGTCCTTTCTCTACTGCCATTAGTAATACCCGCCCCTACGTTGTTTAAAATAACGTGTCTCTTCTGGCTCATCAGTGGGTAACCGTATAAACCCACCTTGCCGAAAACGCATAAGTGCCATAACTGTTGAGTCAACTAAGTCATCATGGCTCATAAACGGGAAACCTGCAATTTCTTCTATTACCTCTTCTGCCCACCGTGTAGGAGGAACCCACACCAAACCGGACGCTACAATATCAGATACTGAGTTTAACCGTGCAAGTTTATCACCTGATCCTCTGTGGGGGGTGTACTCAGATACGGGTAACCCCATGCGCCTCATCTCCTGATACAAGGCCGTGCCCGAACTCTTCTTCTCCACGATAAACGCGTCTGGTTCCCACTCGGCGTACTCTTCCATTGCTAAATCTTTTAGCTCAGGAAACTCCATCCGCTTCTTGATGCTGTTGAGTAAGATAATGTTGTATGCTTCATTATCTTCGTTGAGGAACACACCCCACGTAGTCAACGCTGTAAAGTCAGCCCTGTTGTGTGTCTCTGCCGCTGCGTCCAAAGACATGATGATGTACTCACAAGACGGTGGGTCACCCTGCTCCCACATCTGCCACCACTCACGTTTGACCAGCGCGGCTTCTTCTGCGGTAGGTTCCTGCTGGTACTGAGCGTTCCACTGAAACGTGGGCATAGATGCTTTGGTTCTGAGTAATGCTTCAAGATCAAAGAACTCAGGCCACAAAGGTTTCTGAATCATCTCACCTGTTTCTTCGTCATCAATATCCAGAATCGCGGGGAACTCCACCACCTCATACTGATCGGCCCGCTCGTTCTGAATCATATCTTTGGTCACACGCCCTGTAAGATCATCCATGTGCCAGCGCGTTTGTATGATAGCCACCCGACCACCGGGCATAAGACGAGTACGAGCACCGAATGTGAACCAATCGTATGCCTTAGAAAATGTCTCAAAGTTACCATTGATGACATCCTGTTCTGAGTGCGGGTCATCAACAAGCAGCAAGTCTGCTCCCCGACCTGCTATAGATGATCCAATACCACAGGCGTAGTACTCACCCCCCGTGTTTGTGTTCCACCTACCAGCCGACTTAGAGTCTACCGCTAGCTTCACAGTAGGAAATATCGCAGAGTATTCATCTGAAGCGATCATGTTCCGCACTTTTCGTCCGAAATCCACCGCCAAGTCAGTGGTGTGCGACACCATCATCACTTTCTTGTTGGGGTTACGCCCCAAGAACCACGCTGGGTACATAATAGATACAAGATTAGACTTACCATGACGCGGCGGTATGTTCACACATATCCTATCCTTATCACCCCGCTCAATCGACATGAGCATATCTGCCAGTAAGCGGTGGTGCTTACCCACAATAAAATCCGACTGCATTCTCTTGCAGAACTCTATTAGATCATCATGAGCCAGCTGATTAGCCCGACGCTCGGCAAGCTCATCTACGATTTTATCGATCTCTGCGATCTCATCCGCGCTGTAGTTATCCAAGTTCTCCAGCATCTGCTGGACTTCTTCCTCTGTGAAGTCGAGCGCTAACTCAGTCATCGTACTCTTCGTCTTCTACTTCACCCAACGCCTCTTGTAGATCAAGAGTTTGGTTCTCAATGACCACTGCATCTTCTATTTCGACAGGCTCTACCAGCTTTTCCAGCTTAGATCGTAGTTTTGCCCTTAAATCATCAGTAGATTGGTGGGTAACAGTGACCTCTGACTTCTCGGCAAACAATCCTACGTCTGAAATCTTGCCCAGAAGCTCCAAAGCTCTCATTCTGATGCGTGGATCTTGGTTTTCTGACTCAATTAACAGCTTATTTGTCACCAAATAGCGTATCTGTGCTGCATTTTCGGCAACTGAGTGCCCAAACTCCTGCAAAATAGCGTCTGTCAGCACCAAAGAGGCAGGTGTTAGCTTAGAAATGTTCTTATTCGTGGCTTTTTTAGAGGTTTTGGCTGGATCTCCTGCGTAAGACGTAGATAAAGCCGCTGCTATGTCCTTGTCTTCCTTGGTTGGCTCCAGATCTAGACCGTGTTCTGCCAGTTCTTGTGCTGTGTTGCAGGCTGCTTCAGCCTTTTCTTTGAGGTCAGAGGAATCCACGCCTTCTGACATAGGAATACCCACTTCTGGTTTTAGCACTATAGCCATGTTTTCGCTGACCTTTGGTCGTTCTGCGGAATATACATAAAAAATAATTTTTTATAAACAAGTCTGGGACTCCAAAGGGGGGTGTTTCCATATATGAGGGGGGTGGGGGTCGAACTCAGAAAAAAACCGATTTGTTTGAGGAAATTAGTAATACATAGCTCGACGTACAGATAGACAGCGTAGCGGGCCATAGGGGTAGGGTAGGTGTAGATTACACCTGTTTTCGGGGGATTCGGTTGCTTTTTAAACATTTAGTAGTAACTTAGATCATGTAACGGCGAGCGCTGTTACCTAATGCCACTTGGCGTTAGATCATTAATGTTAATCGGAGTGTCAAATGACAAACGAAAACACTGCAATGGTAGACGCAGTAAAACCTACCGCAGATCGTGACTTTGCTATCGCTAATTCCAACATGGCGTTTAGTCCAGACATACTGGACCAGATGCGACAGGTTGGTATTGCTGGCGGTTTAGCTGAAGGCGCAACACAATCATTCAAGGATATGTGCATTGCCCAAGGTTATACCGCCAAGCTAATGATTGGTGCTAAAGGTTTAGGCGTAGAGCCGACCTCGGTTGAAGGCCAAGCGGCAACCGCCCGATACCATGCTTTGTTAGATGAAGCATATATCGGACACGCTACTGCTGGCGCTCAGCTGGATGCCAATAGTGAAAACCTCACAGGTAAAAAACGTGAGGAATTCGTCAACAGCGAGGTCGAACGGTTAGAAGGTATGTTAGCCAAGCATAGAGCCAAGATTGCTCTAGGCAACAATGCTACTGCTACTGTTCGAGATCTACTGGGAAAGGCCAAAGATTCGGTTACCTATGCCCGAAACTGTATTCAAAAGCAGGAGGGCATAAATGCTGGAATCGAAAAGCCTAAGAAGAGAGCATTAACCAGATGCGACAAAGCAGAGAACGTCAGGAAACTATGGGCCGGCTGGATTAGCGATCTGGATGATGCAACGTCTCAATTAGTAGGCGAGGAGCTGCTGGATAAGATTGATGAAGCCATCGAATCTGGAGTATTCGCAACACCAGAGAAGAAAGCTAAAAAGAAATCTTAACCCACCCAACAGGGAGAGTCGAAAGGCTCTCCCTTTTTTTCGTCTCCGATAAATTGAAGCCAGTTGAATTATTTGCGCTGCGCGGATCGCCTATCAGAACTGCGTCTCGATGCCAGTTGAAGAAGTAGCGTTGCGGCAAAAGGTTTAGGTGTAAGGTTACACCTGACTAATGTTCGCAAAAATCGGTAATGTTCGCGTAATGTTCGCATAATGTTCGTTTTTTAAAGGGGCAAAACGAACATTTGTTTTGTAGTATCTAATGGTATCTAGTGTAATCTACACTTAAGTATTACTATATTATTAATACTTTTTTATAAAATATATATAATGTTCGTTTTTTAAAATATATATAGAAATTATTGGCAGTTCTCTCCCCCTACGAACGCGGATTCACATTCTCTCTCACACCCACAAAATCCCCTCATTTTCCGAACATTAGAACATTCCTTTCTTATCAATGACTTGCACGCCCTCGTGTTAGAACATTACGGAACAATACAGAACATTACAGAACAATACACTACCTACCACTGTTTACTACCTCCATACCTAATTTACCACGGTTTGACATTAGCTGATAAATATGTTACAATAGGAGGGCGTTTCGACAGTTCAAAATTTGACATTGGAGGTGTTTCGTTTGAGACGGTACAAGATGTTACGCAAGGTTCCACGCAAGCGCGTGTTCCGTGAAATGCAGGTGTGTCGTACACCTGCGCAGGTTCGTATCGCTGATGAAAGAGCCAAGTACCCATCGCATGATGCTGGTTCGCGGCCTATCAACGTCAGCCGAAACGAGAGCGGTGGTAAGTCAGGTGTAACGTACACCGTGGCTCCCGCCTACAACAAGGGCGCATATCAAGTGATACCCGCGTCTGACATTCAACATATAGGGAAGTGAGTATGAGTATTGAAAAGTTAGCAGGAGTGGTCGCAGTCCTACTGGGACTAATGACCTACATAGCATTGCTGGGTGTGGTGGAGGACATCACCGTACCCGTAAGCGATAGACAAGCCACAGTCTTTTGGATGTGTTTTGTCGGGACTGTGGGATTCACAGTCATCCATGTTCTCTGCAAGTTGGAGAATCGTAAATGATAACTGAGTTTGGAAAACTTATAACTGAGGAGCCAGTAATGGACGAGAAAGAAGAGTTGGAGAAGATCCAACAGGAAGAGCAAGCGCGTCTGGAATCGGACGCGAGTAAGTGGTTTGCGGAAAACAAAGCCCAAGACGCACTTACAAAGCAATTCGGTGTAACCCACACCTTCGAGGACAATCTGTACGACGCTAACGGTGAAACATTTGACAGCAAGCTGGAGACAGCTACGCAGGCAGGTGTATCGATACCTACCATGAAATCTACATTTTCATCGGTGCGACTGAGCATGGGTTGTTTTCAAACAACTAAGAAGGACGAGAAGTCCACGAGACAACTGAAGCTACAGAACCAACTGGACGAAGATGCCAAGGTGTCTGGTGTTAAGAAGTTACTCGCTGACAGTCCAGAGTTCGATACTGTTAAATACTGGCAGGGTAGAGCAAGAACCGTTCACTACAAACTGTCCAAGCCGTGGGACGATGCGAAGAACCGAGTCATACCCACAGCCAAACTTGATGTTTGGGTGAAGGCCATGAGCGAGATTCAGCAGAGTCACGATGAAGCTCTGGAGAAGTTCTACGACAAGTACGACGAAGCGGTGCAGAACGACCAAGCACTGTACCGTGGGTTGCACAATCCAGATGACTACCCGACCAAAGAAACCCTCAAGACTAAGTTCTACTTCGACTATTCATTCGACCGACTAGCGGATGATGAACGTACCTTGTTGTCGGACGAAGCGATTGAGGCTATGGACGAGTACTACCAGAACGAGCATGACGTTGTGCTTGCCAAAGAACGGGAGCAATACCGTGGGCGCATGACACACCTAAAAGAAGAGGTGTGGAAATCAGTGCGCGATGGACTCAACAAAGTGCACAAGCAACGGTATCAAGACAATGATGCTGATGCGATACGCGAAGCGGTAGAGGTTCTTGAAACCTTTAACTACAACGATGACCCCGTTATGCGTCGTGTACATGATTCTCTGGCTAGTCTATTCGATGACGAGTTCAACATAGACAAGCTCAGATACAACGAAGGGTATCGATCCGATGTACAGGATAAGACTACCCAGATCTTAAACTCACTACCGTCACTTGACTAACCATAAAGTTTTAAGGAGAACAACATGGCTTTAGCAAATCTAAATTTGAATCTTGAACAGACAGCAGATCTTGTCACACACGTAGGGCCGAAGCGCACCGTATTGGTCGAAGGTCACATGGGTACAGGTAAGTCGTCGCTCTTGAGCATTATCACCAATAATTTAAATGCAAAGAAGAAGCCTGACGATGAGGATGAGGACAGTACCGCAGGTGTAAGTTACACCGCGTTCTACTGCGACTGCACCACTAAAGATGTCGGTGACATCATGCTCCCCGTAATATCTGAGGTGGATAAGTCTGGCAAGTTTGTCCGGTTTGTTACCAATGAAGAGTTGGGCGCTCATACCAACAAGCCTGTGATTATCATGCTGGACGAGTTTGGCAAGTGTAATCGGGCGGTGCAGAATGCACTGCGGCGGCTGATGTTAGAGCGCAAGATCGGGGCGTACACACTGCACAAGGACAGTATCGTATTTGCGACTACTAACCTTGGGGCAGAAAACGTGGGCGATGTGATGGAAGCGCACAAGCGTAACGCCATCATTTCGGTGCGGATGCAGAAGCCTACTGCTAAAGATTGGATCGTAAACTTCGGGCTACCCAATGACCTGCACCCAGCAGTTCTAGGGTTTGCTAGAGAATATCCACAGATTATGGACTCGTTTGAGGACGTAAGCCCGCAAGACAACCCTTATATCTTTCACCCGAAAGAATTAAGAACAGCGTTTGTCACACCCAGATCCCTGCACACAGCATCGGACATACTCAAAACGTGCGAGGGCAACGTGGACAAGTTCACACTGCAAGCCGCACTCATGGGTGCTATCGGTGCCAGAGCGGGGGCAGACCTCATGGCGTTTGTCACGATGGTCGGGCAACTGCACTCCATCGAAGACATCAAGCGCGATCCAGAGGGTTTGGACGTTCCTACGTCGTCCCCAGCGATCATCATGACTATCAGTAAAGTATTAGGCGCAATGGACTCACAACTAATCAACCCGTGGATGAAGTACGTGAGGCGTTTACCTAAAGAAGCGCAAGCCATGTTTGCACGTAGCGCACTGAAAGACAGCTACAAGCATCATCGCATAGTCACAAGATCCGAAGAGTTCTCTACTTGGGTACGTGACAACGCAACTTTGTTCATGGGCGATAAGAGGTAGATATGAATAAGTGTCATCTTGACCACAAAGTGGCTACCGAGTTGGGGCATGACTTTTTCAGAGTTCACAACGATATGTATGGCAACCCGCGCTACGTGATTCATTTCCTAGCGTTTGCAGGTGACTACGACAAAGCATCCCTAATGGCTAAAGATTTGGGTTTTAGGAAGTACAGGGGCAAAGACTTTGGGGGTGGGTTTGTAAAACAGACCTACAACCTACAAAGCGTTGCTGAACGAATAATTAGAGAGAGAAAGGAGTACGCGTGAGATGGTTACGCTAGCAGTAAAAGCTCAAACGGAAGAGCAGAGATTAGATCGTGCAGCGTTCACGATCTTTTCTCACGATAGGTATACAGAAATCGCAGGGACGTTGTTGATCGGTGACAAGAGCATCGTTGATGACATACCGACTGCCATGACTGATGGCCTAAACGAGAAGTACAGTAGAACGATGGTCAGTGAAATATCTGATCCCGAACTACGGTTTGTCATGCTCCACGAGAACCGTCACAAGATCTACAAGCACATGGATGTTTACGATGACATCTGGGCAGAAGATCCTGTGCTGACAAATATGTCGTTGGACTTCGTTATCAATATCGAAATAACTGACGAGAACAGGGACGGTTTCGCAACGATGCCCACTGGCAAGTATGCGGGTCTGTATGACGAGAAGTATCGCGGCATGACCGTGATGCAGGTGTACGACTCACTTAAAAGTCAGGGCAAGGGTGGTAACGGTGGTTCTGGTAAACCTTCAGCAGGAACAGGACAACCTCAGTCCGGGCCGGGCGAGAGTAATGGCTTTGACGAACACGACTTTGAAGGGGCCAAGGGTATAGACGAGGCTACCAAAGAAAGCGTGGGCGCTGAGATCGATCAAGCGTTACGTCAGGGTGCAATCGCCGCTGGCAAGCTCGGAACAGGTGGAGAGCTAGGTTCTATCGGGAATTTGCTTGAACCACAGATCGATTGGCGTGAGGTACTGCGCGAGTTTGTTCAACAGACTTGCGCGGGTAAGGACTTCGGTACATGGTCGAAACCTAATCGTAGGTACATCGGCGCAGGTATCTATATGCCTAGCACGCTATCAGAAAAGGTTGAAGAGCTAGTGCTAGCAGGGGATACCTCTGGTTCGGTGTTGCGCCACATAGATAAGTTCTTATCTGAGATGGTAGGTATATGTAACTCTGTCAAACCGGACAGGGTTCGCCTCTTGTATTGGGATACCTTGATAAAGGGGGATGAATCCTATGAGCTAGATAGGATCGATGATCTTACCAAAAGCACTAAACCTAGAGGGGGCGGTGGTACGAGGGTAAGTATCGTACCCGCATATATGCGTGAGCAGGGCATTCGCCCCCAAGCGGTAATCGTTTTTACTGACGGTTACATCGACGGTAGATTGGATGGATGGGACTGTCCAGTTCTGTGGTGTGTGTTGGATAACAAAGGTTTCGACACCGACACAGGCAGGATCTTACACATTGACAGCACAAAGATTTAAGGAGAAGACTAGTGAAAGCATTTGATTTATACGAACAAGCCAGAGTTAAAAATCTCCGTGAGTACGCGGGAGATCTGAGCGTGAGAAGAATCCATGACCTTGACGTGGTGCCAGAAGAGGGTGCCAAGCCTGTTGGCTACAGGGTACATAACCTAGCGCATGACCTACAAAAGGAAATGCCACAACTACGGTTCAGCAGAAAAAGTAGGAGTGCTATGCACGTATATCACCCAGACGAGACATTCTCTCGCGGGTGGATCGGCTATGGCAATTACTATCATTCGGGGGGCGAGGAAAAGTATGTTCTCAGAGCACCCAGCATTAGCAACAATCGATATGCTACTTACTCTGAACAAAACCGTATGGCTATGTCTAAGAACGTAGGCAACCTCATACGTCAGTGTAAAGCACACCTAGTTCGCGTGACTACCGAGCAAGTCAACAGTTACTACTTCCACGACTTCAAGGCTGGCATAGAGGATAGCAATAAAGAATTAAGAGCTGCTATTCTCAAACTCCAAAGTGAGCTTGGTATTAACACCTACGGTGGCGAAGGAGATACGTTGTTGACTGAGCTAGAGACATTGAGGAGTGCAGGGCATGAGTTCTCGGTGCCAAGCATCAACAAGACGTTGGATGATATTAAGGAAGCTAGGGCTTTCAATAAAGATTCAACAGTATCTAGCAAGGGTGCGTTGATCTGGCAGGACGGTACAAAGTTCCGCGCAGTCAATGTCGAGACATACGATATGACTAGATGGAAAAGCATCGTGGGGTCAGAACAGGTGTACCCTACACAAGATGATATTCCTGCTCATGTTCTGGATAAACTATTTAAACTACAGATAGCAAAAGAACGCATATTCTTACCCGATGTGGGTCTTCGTTGCTCTGAAGATGTTAGTTATGTCCAAACCAGCGTTTAACGACGCGGAATACTATATATACGTAGACTTTAATACTGGACGTATTAATTTACGGTGTATTGGCATGAGTTGTGTTGACACAGTAATTGATGGGCAGTATGCTTCGGTGGACGAATTACCAAAAGACATAGGCGACAAGCTGCTGATGTTGATGGTTGTCGAAAGCCAAGCCGTGGCCTACATCGAAGGTGTAGGTAGGCGTTACGGTGACAGCAAGTTTATCGTTGAAGGCTAAACGAATGAAGAGTGGGTGACACTAGTAGTCGGGCAAGTAGTGATGTCCGACTCTCCGATCTCTAAATACTAGAGATTTAAAGAAAGGGCGCGATGCTGGTCAACCCACGGGGTTCCAACCAGACCCTTCATCGAGACTCAATCGCGTCGATCACTACACACTTTGAAATCAGGTGTAAATTACACCTGATTTCGATACC